GCCCACGACAGCGTCAAGGAGGTCTTTCTGAACCACTCGGCTGCAGTTCAGTACCTGGGCGGGGATCCCCGCAAGGAGTTCAAGTTCGGCGGCATCACCTTCGAAGAGTACCGGGGTGTCGCCACGGACCTGGAGGGCACCGCCCGGCAGTTCATCGCAGACAATGAGGGCCATGCCTTCCCCATGGGGACGATGAACACTTTCCAGACGCTCTTCGCCCCGGCAGACTTCAACGAAACAGTTAACACCCTGGGCCTGGAACTCTACGCCAAACAGGAAGAGCGAAAGTTCGGACGGGGCATCGATCTCCACGCCCAGAGCAACCCCCTGCCGATCTGCTACCGTCCCGGTGTCCTGGTGAAGGTGGCCAAGGGCTGATTCCCTTAACTTTGAACGAGGCGGACATGGGTGAGACACCGTTTACACTGAAAGAGAAGGACTGGGAGAAAGCGACGCCGGAACAGCGGGACTGGTACATCTACAATGCAATCCTGGCTCTGAGCGCCCGTGTCGACACCCTGGAGAAAGGGTCCTGGTTTCACCGGGGGGCCGCCTTCATCGGCGGTCTCGTCGGAGGGATCGCCGCCGCCCTGGGCGTGAAGTTATCTTAGGAGAAAAATATGAAACCTTTCGATTACGCCTTCGAGCAGACCCTCTGCCTGGAGGGAGGGTACAGCGACGACCCTGTCGATAGAGGCGGAAGGACCAACTGGGGCATCACCGAGGCCACCCTGAAGGATGCCTATTTACGAGGACTGGTCAGCACCCGGGATGTGGCGTCTCTGTCCAAGGAGGAAGCCCGGCGGATCTACAAGGCCGACTACTGGGATGCCCTGAAGCTCGATTCGGTCCTCTCTCCGGCGATCGCCGCGGAGATCTTCGACACGACGGTCAACATGGGCAGATCCGCTGCGGTGAAGATCCTCCAGGAGGCCCTCAACTACCTCGGTGAATCCCTGGCCATGGACAGCGTTATGGGAATGAAGACCCTGGGGGCTCTCAACAAGTGGTCCTCGAAAGATGAACGGGCGCTCTTCGTCTGCCTCAACGGCTTCCAGTTCATCCGTTATGTGGGCATCGTGGAAATGAACGCCAGCCAAAAGCGTTTCGCTCGCGGCTGGACCAAGCGGATTCAGACGTACCGGGGATAAAAAATACAAATCAAAGGAGAATGAACGGATGAAAAACTGGAAAACGACGTTATCCGGAGCATTAAGCGCATCGGGGATCATCCTTCCCCTATTCGGCGTTCCCGCAGAGGTTGGGCAGGCAGTCAGTGTGCTCGGACTATTCCTGATCGGTCTTTTTGCAAAGGACAGCAACGTCACCGGCGGAACCGTAAGTCAGTAACGAGGGATAAATCATGGCGGACGACATCGACCGGGCGCAGCACTACGATGAGCTTTACCGGACGCAAGCGTTGAATTCGCATTACGACCGGCGGAGGAAGAGTACCGGCCTGCACCGCAATCCTGCGGGCGGGACCGGCTCTGCCGAATGCACAGACTGTGGCGAACCGATCAACCAGGCCCGGATCATGGCCATGCCGCAAGCCACCCGGTGTGTCGAATGTCAGGAGCGCCATGAACGCATCCATGGAAGGGTGTCATAATGGGAATCAAAGCAGACATGGCCGCCGTCCTGCCGGGCATGTTCGAGATCATCGGCGAGGAGGCCACGTTCACCCCTTCAGGCGGTCTTCCGGTAAATTGCCACATCGATATTACCGAAGAAGTCGACTATCAACCGGACGGATTCTCGACATGCGCCTGGCAACGATCGAAGGTCATTGAAGTGACCCTGGCGGAAATCGGAGTCGAACCGAACAGAGGGGATATATTTTCCTGCGACGGCAGGAGCTACACCGTGGAGAAAGTACACGAACTATCCACTAATGGACTGACCATAAAAATGGCGGTGACTCCATGATCAAGATTTTCATTCATCCGGCCGACCGGGCGAAGATCCAGGACATGTTTTCCGGGATGAAAACCATCGGAGAGAAAGTCCTCTCCCGCAGCCTGAACAAAACCCTGACCGGCGTCCGGACGGATGCCTCGACGGAGATCCGCAAGGTGCTTAATGCGAAACAGGCTGCCGTTAATGAAACCTTTTCTTTGAACAAGGCCACCACGAAGAAGATGACCGCCTCCATCGTCAGCACGGGCAAGCCCCTGGGCCTGATCGATTTCGTGGGAACCACCCAGAAGTTGAAGGGCGTCTCCGTCCTGGTCACGAAGGGTGGAAAGCGGAAAATCATTCCCGGAACATTCATCGCCACGATGAAAAGCGGGCACAAGGGCGTATTCTGGCGGGACTGGCACGGAATGAAAAAGCCGAAAAATGCACGGATCAAATACGGCGCCCTGCCCCGCCAATACCGCCTTCCCATTTCCGAACGTTTCGCACCGAGAGTGCCTGATTATCTGGGCGACAAGGGGCCGATCATGGAGCGCGTTCTGACCAAGGCCGGCGACCGTCTTCATACGAACATCGAAAGCGAACTGAACTACGAGTTGAGCAAACTTAAATGAGCGACACAATCCGGGAAACCATCATCAAGGACTTTATCGCCCGCCTGGCAGTCATCACCACGGCCAACGGGTACAATACGAACATCGGCGCCAGGGTCCTGCGGGTCCGGAAGAACGTCGATCCGGAAGAGCTTCCCTGCTGCGTCGTCTGGCCGGGAGCGGAAAAAGGCGTCGCCTCCTACGGGGAAAATGCCTGCACGCTGCCGATCCGCATCGAAGGCCTGGCCGAGTTCGGTTCCATCAATCCCTCGGTCCTCTCCGAGCAGATCCTCGGCGACCTGAAGATGTGCCTCTTCCAGCCGGGCAACACCCTGTCAAGAACCCCCTCGGGATGGGTCAGGTCTCCCGATTACATCGACTCCCTGGCCTATGCCGGTGGTGGGACGGACGCCTATCCGGAAGAAGGGCAGAAGACCGTGGGGGCGTCCATTCTCGTGGAAGTGGGTTACACGGAAAGAATCGGAGATCCGTACTCGCAATAAAAGTCAACGGAGGAACAAATGCCGGGCTGTATCAGAGTGGAGGCCCCGATCACGATCATAGAGGGCGGGACCTTCGAACAGATTTTTCAATGGAAGGCGGGTGATCCCGCTGCAGTGGTGGACCTTACGGGATACACGGCGAAGATGCAGGTCAGGTCTGCGGTCAAATCAAGCACCGTCCTGATCGATCTGCCGAATGCGACGGTTCCCTGGGAGGCGGATGGAGACACGGGCGTCTATATCTTCGACGACTCGGTCAGCCCTGAGACTGGAAACTGGAAGTGGCGGGTTTATATAAACGAAACGGACACCGAAGGGATATGTGCGAGCCACGCCGACATGACCGGAGCCTATGACCTTTTCCTGTATAACGCAGACGGCGAGGCCGTCCTTCAGCAATACGGCGCCGCTTATCTCATGGCGGCCTGCACGAGGAGCGCATAGCGGTGGCTGACGAGCCGTTCATCACAACGATCCAGGAGGTCGCCGTCATCACCGAGACGCCGGCGGACGCCCAGTATGTCGAGACGGCAGCGGAGGAACACGTTGTTCTGACCACGCCGGCATCTTCTGCAACGGTGACTCTGATCGAATCGGAAGCTCCCGCGGAAGTGTCCGTTGAAACGGAAACGGTGGAACCGCAGATCATCCGGATCGAGACGACCGGCCCCCAGGGAGCGCCAGGTGAAAAGGGCGAAAAGGGAGATAAAGGCGAGACGGGAGCCGCTGGCCCGCAAGGAGTGGCAGGACCGCAAGGCTTACAGGGAGAAGTAGGTCCGCAAGGTGAAGTTGGAGCCCAGGGGCCGCAGGGAGATCCGGGGTTGTCGGATGGTTCACAGGATGGTCAGTATTTGCGCTGGGACGAAGACACGAGCGCATGGGTCGCGGCAGCGGCAGCGGACACTGTTACCGAAGTGAAGGCGGATGTGGATGTGGCGTCTGCGATCAGCCTGAAGCACGCACCGGGATCAGACAATCAGGACTTGTCGGGGCTGATGGTGAAGTCCCAGAATCTCGGAGATGTGTCGAACGCGGCAACGGCTTTCGGAAACATCAAGCAGGCGGCGACGGAATCAGCGACCGGCGTAGTGGAACTGGCGACCAATGAAGAGGCAGTCACCGGGACGGATGCCGAAAGAGCGGTGACGCCCGCGGGGATCACGGCACGCCTGGGGAATCCTGGGCCGATTGGCGGTACGGGAAACCTTACGTTGAAGCTTGGGGATAATGCCGGGGTTAATAAAATCTCGATCCTGGATTCCGATAATGCAGAGGTGGCTTATATTGATTCGGACGGAGTCCTGCACATCGGAACGGTAAAAGCGGCTGGCTCCGGAGGGCTCTGGTTAGTTGAAAACGGCGGTACGGGGGTCTTTGTCGAGGATGGCGGCTATGTAGGCATCGGAACGGATAACCCGACAGGGAAACTGCATGTTGTGGATCTGGACACCCACGTCCAGGTGCGGATAGGCAATTCCGCGGCTGGATTGGCGTTGGGGCAGAATACCACTTTTCGCTGGATGGCCAGGACGGAAGCAGATGGGGCGTTCTATGGAGACATCAAGCTGGAGCCGGATGAGGGGATCTTTGTCTTCCTGGCTCCCGGTGCGTCATCTCCGTCGATTGAAGCCATAACCATTACAGGAAATGGCTCCATCGGGTTCAATACCTCCATGAACGAGGCGTCCGGCGTTAAAGTCATCGGCATAGGAGAGGGAACGGCTCCCACATCGGCAAAAACGGACGCAACCAAAGTATGGTCTGCAGACCTGAACGGCGTGGCCAATAAGAACCGTCTCCATATGTACACGGAGAGCGGGAAAAACGGAGCCATGCCCCTTCTGACGGAAGTAGCGGAAATGTCCGCCCCGCAGAGAAACGGGATCAGCCTCCAGAGCAGCACGAGCCTCTCCGGGATCTATGTCCCCTATAATTCAGGGTGTGACGTAGGGATGGAAGATTTCACCATAGTCTGGCGTGGCTCGATGTATGACTGGGTGGGTGTTGCTGCATGGTTGATTCTGGACAGAACGGGATCGGCCGGGGCTTATACGGGATGGGGTTTTTATCTCGGTTCAAACGGGGCAATAGCTCTTTATCTATACAATGGAGACGCCGGGACAGCCTATAGTCTGGGGACGATCAATTATGCAGACAATACCGTTCACGAGCTGGCGATTACGGTCACGAGAGAAAGCGAGAATGCAGCGGGCACTATCACCGCATATGCTGACGGGTACCAGATTGGAAGTGCGTCGATAACTGCAGCCGTCGTATTTACACTCAGTACGGCATCGACGTTTTACATCCTGGGATCATCAACTACTAGAAATAGGGGAACGGCTCACAGGGTTTTGATTTTCAACATCGCTCTGACGGCGACCGAGATTTATAACCTGTTCTGTGGAGGCGTCCCGTATGAGTATTCCGAGGGGAGCAATACAGCTTGCTATTCCAGCGATTGGTCTGCGTCGTCGGATTTCAGTGGAACGCGCTGTACGGTTGCGGCGAATATAGACGGCGTTCTAGGGGTAGACGATACACTACGGGCTTATGCGAGTGCGGACGCATCTGCGAATCATTATTTAGCGCGCCCAGGGACATTGACTGTCGGTACGTATTACCGCGGCACGTTTGATTATTACATCCCGTCGGCAAATACCCATGTAACAGGCGTTCGCGTCGGGAACTCCGCAGTTGAGTATGCCCATACGACTCAAGGCTCATGGGTGACGGGTGCTGAAATTCCCGTGTTTCAGTATTCCAATGGGTCTCTGATCGTATGGATGCAATCCGGCTCTTCAACGTCGTTCACGGGAGCGGGGAGCGTGACTGATGATTTGGTCTACCTTAAAAATTTGGTGCTCTATCCGGTCGGAGTGTGCCTGTTCCTTGATTCAGACGGCATCCAGGCGGAGCCGGGGCAATGGTTGGATTGTTCCATAAACAAAAACCACGCGCAGCACCCGACGAGCTACTCCAAGACACTGGTTAAGAAAAGGGATTTCGAGATCCGCTGGATCAATAGCTGGTCTGGCACGCACGAGGCCCAGTACATCGGCGGGATCAACAAGAACATCCTTCCGGAGAACGCATATATAACGCAGATTATTGGCGTTGTATCCGGTTCGACAGTTCAAGATATTGTCATAGGCGACGGCTCCGATGTTGATCGGTTTGTGGCGATCACGACAGGGCTCGCAGTTGGGACGGTGTTGTTTGCGATCGCAAGCCCAACATCGGATGGAACCAACCGAAAGCTGGTTGTAGACCCGGATACCAACGCAACGATGACGATCGCGTTTACGATTCGAGGGGTTATCTTGGAGGCATGATGGCGGGAGTAAAGGTAATGATAAGCGGTGAAGAAGTCGAAGTCATCGCGGTCGATCTGGAGCGGGGACTTGTCGATTGGAAAAGGACAACCGGAGGGTATCTGGGGGTGTGTACGTCGGAAATTGGCGATACAGATTTCAGTTCCATGGAGACCCATATCACGGCGGCCCTTGGAGCCGATCTCAAAGGTCAGGACAATCCCCTGGCTAAATAGAATTAAAATACATGCCTTAAAGGAGGGCTTATCTAATGTCTAAAACCAACAGTGCAGCCAATGCGAAACTGCAATACGAAGCCGGTCAGGAATACAATGCCATGGCCGCCATGACCGATTCCGGAGACCACAAGACCTTTTCCCTTTCCGGTGTCTCCCTCTGGTGCCAGCGAAGCGGCTACGAGCCGCAGATTAGGCCCGACGGCCTGGCCACCGGAGGGGCGGTCACGCCCGGTTCAGCCAATAACGTCGTCTCCCTCGCAGCCCTGACCTGCTACCTGGCCGGAGTCCTGACGAGCGTCAACGCCGATTCCTCCGTGGACATCACCCGGGCTTCGAGCAGCCACAAGATCAGTTCCGTCACCATCGACAGCTCCGGGGCCATCGCCGTCGTGGGCGGAACGGATGGAACGTCCTTTTCCGCAACCCGTGGCGCGGCGGGCGGTCCCCCGCTGATCCCGGCGGGGAGCATCGAGATCGCCCAGGTCAGGCTCTCCTCTTCGACCGCCGCACTGATCACGGCGGCGGAGATCTTCCAGATCATCGGCACCACCTGCGAACGGTGGGACTACCCCGTCTGGAATGAGGACCCCTTCAACGGCGAGATCGCCTTCGCCTCGGCACTCCCCACGACCCATACGGGAAACGTCGCCAAGGGCGTCTACGCCCAGGTCTACGAGCCCCTCTTCACCGACCTGGAGCCGGTCGTGGATTTCGTTCCTCCGGAGAACAGCCACTCCGTCAGTTCCACCCAGGTTTACGGAAGCACGGTCGGATCGTCGAGTTCCTCCCTGGGACAGGGGAGTTTCAAGACCTTCCTGAAGGACGGGATCTCCGAATCCTTCATCGGCCTGAAGGATGAAACCCTCTTTTTCAAGTTCTTCCCGGACCGGAACAAGGCCCCCTACCTGATCTGCAACGGCAAGCTCGGCATCTCCAGGAGCTATCCCGCCGGCGACAACATCTCCGCCGCCTGCACCATTTCCGCGACGGAAGCCGCCGTGGAGGTTGCCGCCTGATGCCCGGCTTCGACTTGAAAAAGTTCAGGAACGCGAAGTTCGAAGCCCGTTTTGAGGATGTTCCCGTGCCCGACCTGAAGGAGTTCTTCGGGGAGGGCGCGGAAGCGCCTGCCTGGCGGGTAAGAGGCCTGACGGGGCACGAATTGGGAAAGGTCAACGAGGCGGCGGAACGCAACCGCAATGTCTCCGCCATCCTGGAGGCCCTACTGTCCAACAGCGCCGACGACAAGGCCGAGGCCGTGAAAAAGCTCGTGGGCCTGGACGACGCCGTCCCCCACGATATCGCCCGACGGCTGGAGATGCTCTCCCTGGGCAACGTGGATCCGGAGATGGACCTGGAACTGGCCGTCAAGCTCTGCACCCA